ATTGTAATATAAGTCAACATACTCTTGGTGATATTGTAATTTTTGTGATTCGGCTGTAAATCTTCTACCAGTGTACATAATACCATTGTAATAGTTGAAGTACCCTATATATTTTGATGTGCCGTTTAAACTGATTAAACCATTATAAGTGTATAAATTTTGTAATTCCTTTGGTATTATATTATAATCGTTTTCAAATTTTTGTACTTCTACTTCGGTTTGATTGGCGTATTTACTTTCAGCCCTAGTACCCATATAGAAAATAAAACCACTATTATCTGGATATGCTTGGTTTAGTGTTGTCCCTGTTGTTGTCCCTGTTGTTGAACCAGTCATCGGGAAATGGACTATAGAATTAAATGACCAACCTTTTCTTGCTCGAGTTGGGAACCACTCAACATTTTTATTATGTATTTTATAAAAGCCCTGGTAAAACCCACCATCTAATTTATTATAATACACACCATTGTCAACCTTTAACTTATCTATGTTGTATGTGAAGTTACCAGTATAACCAGAAACCTCATGAAAACAAAACGTATCACCAGATTCAACAAGATAAGCAATGTCAGGGTCTATTGTACCGTTACCGTTGTTAATAAAGAAATTGTCGTACCCGTTTAACCCAATATTTTCCAATGGGACGTTTTCAGATTGAGTTATTTGTGAACCACAAAGGCTAACAGTCACATCGATATCAATTAATTTACATTCATTGACGTCTCTATAGAAATCACGGCAGTCTTTTGTGATAACTATATCAAAATATTCACTCTTGTCTAACTCAGTATAAAACATTATATTATCTTAATTGGTTTTTGGAATGCTCTGTACTTTAACGCTTTATTAATTTCTTCAGCTTCCATTGACATTCTTTTTAATATTTCTAAAGGATTTAATTTAAACATCCTATCCTCTAGCTCTTTCTTAAGTGTTATCATCTCATCTTTACCTTCAGATAGTAATGATTGATATTCTATCTCCATATTAGCATCTGGCACTGGTATTTTACCACCAAAAGTACCTCTAACACGACCAAGTGTTTCTTTACATAATGCGATGAAATATCTCCTAACCCAAGTTTTAGAAGGGTCATTAAGATCGTCATAATTAATATTATCCAACGGAACATCCATTGGTGATTTAATTACATCTTTATTTAATTCAAAACATTCATCTTTTTGTTCTGGGTTTATATCGTAATACCAATACCAAACCTTTGCTTGGTTCATTGTTGCGCCTCTAAAATCATATTTACCACCTGGGGTGTTCATTAAATGAAGAAACTTCTTACCATCAGGTGCATTTGTTATTTTATAAACCAATTCAGATCTAATTATTCTATTTTTTAAGTTTCTATCTGTTGATCGCATTAAAATATCAAAGGCTGGTAAAATATAATAACTACCTAGGCCCATATATTCTGCACCAAATTGGTTATTCCACACGCCTAAAAATGGGTCAATTACCGATTGATCTAATGAAGCTGGTGTAAACCATAAAACTTCATTAATTTCCCTATTGGCTGGTATTTCGTAAAGTTGTTGCCCCTTAACTAGTTCAATATAATCTTTCTTTAAGACATACCCACCTTCTCCAGCACCAAGACCGACAATCTTAGAGTAAGAGTATGTGTATTGGGTCACCAAGTCAAATGTCCTATATAATAGGGCTCTGGTTAAATCGGCTGAGGAGATATTTAAACCTATTAAGCTAGGCCACTGGTGTTCAATTAACCAATTATGTATGAATTCGGTGTAGTCTTCAAGCGCTATCTCTAATAGCGAATCCATTTGTTCCTCTTCTAATTGTATTTTTCGAATTGGTGCACCAAGCCTATGTTTGGCTTGTTTGTAAATTTTTTCCTTTTCAACTGGATTTATCTTCATTGTCCTAATATTTATTATAAATAGTTAGAAAGATGAGTAAAACAACCCTTAATGAAACGATAAACAGAATTAAACAAAATTCTGGGATAATGGTGTTTGAAGCCGATATTAATGAAATTGACTGGGAAAAAGATTTTAAAGATGTTTCTAAAAAATGTTTAAACCCTAGTGAATTGGCTAATTATTTAAATAAAGTTATTGATAATAGTCAGAAAAAATCAGCTGACAAAGAAAAAATAGGTTTAGATAAACCAATAATTCACGCTAAAGCAATACCGTTCGATGAAGAAGGTGAGTTAGATATTAACGAATTCATTAGTAAGATAACAGCAATGCCTAATGATATATTAAGTGTTAATGAAAAAATGCAAAAATCAAATGATGACGGAACTTATAACGTTAACATTGGTATACCAGCTTTAAGGGGTTTAGTTTATGATATAGATGAACAAAAATTTTATATCGTTAACACCTGTCCAGGTGCGGGTAGTTGTGCTATGGTTTGCTACGCAAGAAGAGGTAGTTATATACAATATCCAGGTGTTTTTTTAAAACAAACTAAAGTACTTAACCTACTCTTAAATTACCCAGATAGATTTGAAAAAATTCTAATTCGTGAATTGGAGACCACGCTGTTAAAAAACCCAGATAAACAAGTTAATTTTAGGTGGAATGATGCGGGTGATTTTTTTGCAACAAAATATTATGAGATTGCTGTTAGAATAACCAACACTTTACTTAAAGATGGTTATAATATTAAATCATATGCCTACACAAAAATGGGTGAAATCGTTAATTTAGGTGACCCCAATTTCCTTATAAATTTCTCTAATGACGCAAATAAACGAGAAACTGAAAAAGTTAAAGATATTGATAATGCTAAGCAAGCCGTTATTGTACCAAAAGAGCTTTTTGATGATTTATTTATGAAAGAAAAAGGGTCATATGCGGTAGATTCAAAAGGTAAACCCGTTTTTAAGGATGAGGACGGTGTTAATACATTAAAGACTAGATTGGCTAATGAATATAAAGTTGATGTTAAAACAATTTTAACATATGACGAACTATTAAGGACACCAGTTGGCAATGAAAAACAATATAATGTTGTTGTTATGCCAAAAGGTGACGGTGATGTGGGTGCCCAAAGATCAGACGTTAAAATGTCTTTTCTATGTTTTCACTAAATTACCAACAACCTCTTTAGCTACAGAAATCTCATCAATTTCATCGGGACCATTATCTCCCATGATTTGACTTATAATCTTCATTTTCTTTTGTAAGGTATTATACATATGCATATCCAATGTATCAACAAATAATGGATAAATAATATGTACTTGGCTTGTTTGACCAATTCTATGTGCCCTATCTTCCGCCTGCATATGGTTTGCTGGCGTCCAATCTAGGTCATTAAAAATTACAACGCTACCTTTGGTTAGTGTTAAACCAACACCAGCGGCAACAATATTACCAATGAATACTTTAACTTTATCATTATTTTGGAATTGGTCTACGGCATATTGTCTTTTATCTTTTGATGTTGATCCGTCTACAACGACAGCTTTATTGCCAAAATGAGCAACTAACTCTTTAACCGTATTAGTGAAACAAGTAAAAATAATTACCTTTTCTTCGTTTTCAATCATTTCTTCAGCTAATTCAATCGTATGAGGTAATTTATCATAAGATAATAATTGCCTAACCTTAATTAATTTAGTTAAGTGGTCAGTAATTGTTGGTTTTTCACCAGCAGACTCCATTTCCTCTATCCAAGCTTCATATTCAGCAATATATGCGTTGTATGTTGTTGAAAATTCTAGTGGTAAATAAACAGGTTTGATTGTTTTTTGTGGTAGATCAATTGAATCGTTTTTGGTTCTTCTCAATATAACATCAGCAGAATATTCTCTGAGTTCATCTAAATTAGATGAACCAGAACAAACCCAATATTTTTGTTTAGTACCTTTTCGGTTGAATTGTCTACCAGCACAATACCTTTTAACATAACCAACCCAATTAGCCGCAACTGGTGAGTCACACATGTATAATAAATTATAAAAATCTATTGGTTTATTAGTAATCGGTGTCCCCGTTAAAAACCATCTAACTGGTATTTTACTAGCAAAATCATTAAATATTTTGGTCCTATTTGATGTTGCGTTTTTAAGGTAGTGCGCCTCGTCAA